AAAGGACCGAGCTAACATCATAACCATCCTAAGTGATTGCCATCAGATACTAAATGATTTGTATGTATATTATTTTTTCGGATTAGATAGGAGCATGGATGTGATTGGAGTGCCTACATTTACTCCATTGAATAATGATTTACTAGATTATGCAGCAGGCTATCAAATGAGTATTACCTTTGCCCTTAATGATTGGACCGATTGTGCTGTACCGATTTAAACAAATCGAAAGGATAAAGTAATATAGGTATGAGCTTACCTAAATGGTGGGGGGATTGGAGGCAAAACCTTACCCCTCATACTGGAGACCTACAACCTACCGATCTAATCGAATGCACTCAAATAGTAGCAGGGCAACCTGTTAATACTGCCATTACAGGACAGCAGATAATTGATGCAGCTTCAGGAGGAGGTGCAACGTGGGGAAATATCACAGGTACCTTGAGCTCACAAACTGATTTAAATACTGCCTTGAATGGTAAGCAGGCAACCTTAGTAAGTGGCAGTAACATTAAAACAGTTAACGGGAGCTCATTGGTAGGTGCAGGTGATGTTGCAGTACAACCTACCTTAGTTAGTGGGACCAATATTAAAACAATAAATAGCAATTCATTGCTAGGATCTGGTAATATTGCAGTACAGCCTACTTTAACTAGTGGTGGAAATATAAGGCCAATCAATAACCAGTCATTGTTGACATCTGTAAATCTTAATATATTCCAACAATTAATCAATACCTCAGGATTGGTTATAACAGGAACCACAGCCAATTCAATAAGTACATCCACATCAATAGCCAGTACATTTTTAGGTGCCGCAACCAGTTTGCAATTAAGAGTAAAAATTTTAAAGACAATAGGAGGAGCTACTCCTACAGATGTCAGGCTTTATATTAATACTACCAACAGCTTATCTGGGGCCACATTGATAGCAACGGCTCAGCAAATGACTAGCGCAGGATCATTTCAACATTTTTGGAGGGATATATTTATCAATGGATCAACAATGTATTTTTATCCTGCATCAACTCCTGCATCTAATGATTTAACAAATTACACGGCTGGCACCTTTACAATTGCAGCATCAACAGCATACTTTTTTATTGTTGCAATACAACACGGTAATACTACTGACTCAGCTCAAATACTTAGAACTCAATTATTTTATGCAGTATAATTTAAAAGACAATGCCTAGATACGCAAAAAACGGAGTATTTAATATCCTCTACCCTACCCGGAGAAGGATGGCCACAATTTTAAAAAGGATCATTAGGCAGAATGGCCTAGTGGATACAAGAACTTTGGAGGATAGCGTGCGAATTAATGCACAAATAACAGGCTTTTCTACCCTAGAGATTGAGATTGTAGCCATGTATTACTTTATATTTCTCAATAACGGGGCTTTCCTGTGGAATGGTGGGGTAATACCTCCTTATAATTTGGTTAGGCAATTTACCGATGAACTAACAAGTGCAGGAATAATCACCGAGATATACAGCCAATATACTGAATGGCTCACAAAAAATTACCCTATCCTGGAGATTGTGCCTATATTAGAAGAGGATCAAAGTATTGTTTATAATTTCTACGCTCTGGATGCCCCGCCTGATTTTACTCCAGGGTTTCCGCTAGATGTTTAACTCTTTTTTCATACCGATCATATTAAAGACAAAGATCAGTTTTAGTTTTCCTAGCTTCTCAGCTTTGGTTAAATCACCGTTGCATAGGTTATAGATCATCTGCTCCCAGGACCATTTAGAGGCTTTCTTTTCAGCTTCAATATCATCGAGCTCCTCTTTTGTTAGCTTTGCTTTTTCCTCCTCACTAATCTCAGTATCATCCACATCACCAAAGAGATTGCGATACGTTTCGTAAAAGTGTTTGCGGAACTTTATAAACTCATTAATAATGCCATAGATGTAGGAAATGGGAAGATCAAGAAACTGCTCCGCTCTATTGCTGAGGTCAAAATCATACGGCTCCATTACCTCCTCATCCCATTCATTTAGACGTACTTTTCTGTACATGATAGCGCAAATTTTGTCCAGATTATCGATATAGTCGCTAGTGAATAAATGTTCTAAATCAATCCATTCATATAGCTCTAATTTTCCAAAGGGCTTGAGCTTCATTCCTAGCACCTCATCCTGGTATCTATTGGGTGGCTGATTGCTGTACCAATTTACCTCTTTTATTAAGGCATTGAGCTCATCAATTTCAAGCTCCTCAATGACCTCAATATTAACATCGGCTAAAATAGAAAGGGCCTCACTATTGTAGTGATAGGCCCCTTGCGTTTTATCTATTTTACCAATCTCAATGAACTGCTCAAGCGTTACTTCGCTCCAGCTCTGGGGTAGCTTCAGCATTCTTAAATTGTTGGTTTACTTTATTAGCAATATACATGACGTAAGGTATAGAAATATCAGCAGTCATTTTGCAAATGAATTTAGCTTTGTGTTTTATATGTGCCTCGGCGTAGTGTTCAGCAGGTGTAAGGTCCTCCCTCTTAAACATTACTGCCATCATTTGGCTGATGTAGTTTTTCGGTTTCTCAATGGCCAGCTTCTCGATGTGCTTAGTATCCCTAACTGTGAGCTTCATCTGGGCCGTATAAGTGTAGCCATCTATCTCGATAGTATCAATGGTAGGGTAGTCAATGTTTTTATCCAGGCTATTGAATGTCTTTACCATCTCGATAAAGTCAGATATATCCACATCCCAAAAATCCTTTTCAGGGATACCTAAATATTCAAAGATCTTGAGGTGCTTATCAACGGCATCTAGGTCCTTATTATTATTGATCTCTGTGATCATTTCGAACTGCTCAATGGTGAGCTCTTTCATTTGGTTTGGGATCTCTTTCCCTAAAATTGTTATCATAATTTTTTTTAACAAATATACTATTTTTCTAATATAGGTAAATGGCAGAAAAAAATATCCCTACTTATAAGATTACCATTGACCCAGCCTATGCTGAAAATGGTGAGGATCTAGGAATTGAACAGATAGCATTCACGGCAAATCCTGCCATTAAGGTGAAAGGGATGGCCTTCTCAAGTGAAGCTAAGCCAATGTTTTTTTCAGATGAACTAAAGTACCGCATCACGGCCCCGGCATTAATCCCTATGGATATATATCGCTATGATGATGATGCCAAACAGGAGTACTTTGTGCAATTTACAAAAGAGGAGATTGAGAATATCCACGGCAAATTCATGAGGGATATGGTCAATAGAGACCTATTCAATCTAGAGCATGATACTGAGAAAACAGTACCTGCCTATGTACTTGAGGCCTGGATTGTAGAAAATCCGAAAAAAGATAAAGCATACAGCTCCTTTGGTATAGAAGTTCCAGAGGGTACGTTGATGGTAACGGCACAGGTAACGGATAAGGAATATTATGCAGAGCTAGTAAGTGAGGAGCAGATAGGCTTCTCAATTGAAGGTTATCTAGGCATGAAGCTAAGCGAGCAAACCAATAAAACAAAAATAAATATGAACAAGTTACCCGATGGCGAGCACCTAATCGAGGGTAAAATCTACGTTGTTAAGGACGGAGAGGTTATCGAGATTAAGGAAGTCGAAAAAGTAGAAGCCTCTGAGGAGGTAGCTCTTGAGGATACTGTTGTAGAAGAGGAGACCACAGTAGAAACAACTGAGGAGGAAACTATGGCAGTAGATCCTGAGCTGGATGCTGAGGCAGTTTTAGCAATTGTAAAACCAGCTATTGAAGAGCAGGTTAATCAATTAGTTGCTATGATTGCTGATTTACAAAACCAATTAGACCAAGCCTTAACTGATGAGGTTGAGGAGGAGGTAGAGATGGCTGAGGCTGTAGCGTTAAGCGTACAGCAGAGATTTAGTAACGTAAATAAATTTATAAACAAATAACAAAATGAGAAAGTTAAAATTCGATTTGAACATCGACCCTACCGCTTTATTAGCGGCTAACCCTGAGGCATTCTACTCTAAGGCATATTTGTCTGAAGATACTGCCGATAACTATCGTGCCCTTCCAGGGGTCAAGTATAAGACAAAATTGGCGTCTGTCACATTTGGTAACATCCTACAGGCCTCCAGCTGTGCATTCACCGCTCCAACTGATGATTTAGATGCTACAGAAATCGACGTATGTGCGCTTTCTGCTATGGCTCAAATCTGCCAGTTTGACCTTGAGCAATCTTTCTTATCATTGCAAATGAGCAAAGGATCTAACGGAGATTTTTCTGTAGCTTCTTTCATGTCTTTCTACTGGTCAGAAATGGCTAACAAAATCAATGGAGATATCGAGAGCATCCGTTGGCAAGGTGATACAGGTTCAGTTAACCCTACACTAGCTTTATGTGATGGTTATGAGAAATTGTTAGGAGCTCCTGGATCAGGTGTTATCAATGGAGGTACTGGTAACATTACTAACTTTACAGGCCTTGAGGCAGCTCTATCTGCTGCATTTGCTTTGTTGCCTGCAACAATTGCTACCAGAACTGCTGACCTTCGTTTGTATATGCCTACTCAATTGGTTAACATCTACCGATTAGGAGTTGCTTCAGGTAACACCAATGCATACATCACTCAGGATTTGTCATTGACTTACTTAGGTATCAAAATCGTTCAGTGCCAGGGGATGTCTAACAACACATTTGTTATCACTTTGAAAG